TTACGCTACATCGCGGAAAAGATGGAGGAATATATTATGACTTTTAAAGTAATTGAAACTCAGGAAGAATTGGAAGCTGTTTTAAGCGACAGGTTAAAAAGAGCAGAGAAGCAGCATGAAGAAAAGGCTGCGGAGATTCAGCGGCAGTTTGAGGAAGCTCAAAAGAAAATAGCAGAGCTTACAACAACGAATGATTCAATGAGTAAAACAATCACGGAAAACCAAGAGAAATACGCAAACGCGGATAAAACCATTGAAGAGCTTAACTCTAAAATATCCGCTTACGAGACCGACTCGGCAAAAACGAAGATTGCGATTGAACTTGGACTTCCAATGGAACTCAAGGATACAATCCAGGGTTCTGACGAAGAGTCGATGCGGAAAAATGCAGAGACTATTTCGAAGTATGTCAAAGTAAAAAGCGTGCCACCGTTAGGCGACCCGGAACCCGCACCAAGCGATGACGGAAACGCAGAATACGGGGCACTGCTTAAAAATCTTCAGGTAGGAAAGGAATAAAAAATAATGGCAACACAGACAATGGGTACCAACTTCCCAGCTAAGTTGGCAGAAGAAATTTTTTCAAAAGTAAGAGACAAATCGGTTCTCGCAAAACTCGGAACCAGGATGCCGGTGGCATTTACAGGAACAGATGTTTTCACATTTTCAATGGACTCTGACATCGCGCTTGTGGGCGAAGGAGCGGCGGCGCCTCATGGTGGGATAACCGCAGCGCCTGTATCAATCAAGCCGCAGAAAGTAAAGTATCAGGCCAGGGTAACTAACGAATTTCTGACAGCTTCGGATGAAGCAAAAATCGGTATAATCAAAGACTTTACAGATGGCTATGCGAAGAAGCTCGGCAGAGGCCTTGACCTTATGGGAATCCATAAGCAGAACCCGGCGACAGGGGCAGCATCGGAACTTGTCACACAGAGTTTTGACACCACTGTAACAAACACAGTGGCCTATAACTCAGCGACAGGTGGAGACGTGGCGATTGAAGGCGCAGTTGCACTTCTCGGCGATTATGACCCGACAGGGCTGGCACTGTCAAAGACTTTTGCAGGAATACTGGCAGCAGAAACCGAAACAAACGGGCCTTCCAAATTCCCCGAACTCAAATGGGGCGGACAGCCCAATGTCGTAAGAGGCATACCGAGTGCAGTAGCTTCAACAGTGGGAACGACCAATTATGCGTTGGTTGGCGACTTTGACGCATTCAGGTGGGGCTATGCGAAGGACATTGCTTTTAAGGTTATTGAATTTGGTAACCCCGACAATGCAGAGAACGGCGACTTGCAGGCAACGGGGCAGGTAATGCTCGTGGGCGAGGCATACATAGGATTTGGCATCCTTGACGCAGCCGCATTTGCAAAGGTTGTTCCGGCAGCCTCAGTTTAAGGAGAATTGAAATGGCATACGCAACAATAAGTGATCTAACCACATTATGGCGGACTATGACAACCGCCGAGCAGACACGGGCAACAGAATTACTGGATATAGTATCAGCGCGTCTGCGAGTAGAAGCGAACAAGGTCGGGAAAGACCTTGACGCTTTGGTTGAGGCAGATGTTGACCTTGCAAGCGTAGCCAAATCAGTGACTTGTGACATAGTGGCAAGAACCATGATGACCGCCACGGACAAAGAACCAATGACACAGTTTGCAGAGAGTGCCGGAGGCTATTCAGTTTCCGGTACTTTTCTGGTGCCAGGCGGGGGCTTATTTGTCAAGAAGTCAGAACTCGCAAGCCTTGGCATTCGCAGGCAGCGGTTTGGCGGATTGGAGCTTTATGATGATTAAGGGAATTTCAGTCGTTCTTCACACAAAAACCTTGACGGGCAAAGACTCTTTTGGGCAACCGACATACAGCGACTCAACAGAGACTGTTGATAATGTATTGGTGAGCCCAGTATCATCCGATGACGCCATAAACGAATTAAGTCTTAGCGGTAAAAAAATCGTTTACGAACTGTGTATTCCGAAAGATGACACAAACACATGGGAGGACACGGTGGTTGAATTCTTCGGGCAGACATTCAAGACAGTCGGATTCGCCACAGAGTGCATAGACCCGCCACTGGACTGGAACAAGAAAATCAAGGTGGAAAGATATGGCTAACAACGTCAAGATTAAGCTCAACCGAGCCGGCGTAAAGGCTCTGCTTCGCTCAGAAGAAATGCGCGCAATTTGCGAAAAACACGCTTCTGCAATTACTCAGCGCTGCGGCGAAGGATACGAAACCGATTCTTTCGTTGGCCGAAATCGTGTTAATGCGATGGTCATGGCAAGCACCTATGAAGCTAAAAGAGACAATGCAGAAAACAATACTATCTTAAAGGCGGTGAAGAGATGATTGAACAAACAGTTTTAGATTATCTTAATGATACGCTGACCGAATCATGCTACATGGAAGAGCCGGAAGATGAAGATACGTTTGTCCTGCTCGAAAAGACGAGCGGCGGCGAATCAAATCATGTTTACTCGGCCGCATTTGCGATTCAGTCTTATGATACCACTTTGAACAAGGCCGCCAAATTAAATGAAAGAGTCAAGACAGCTATGGAAGGCATTACAGAATTAAACGAAATATGCAAATGCACACTGAACAGCGATTATAACTACACAGACACGACGAAAAAAAGATATCGCTATCAGGCTGTGTTTGATATTACACATTATTAGGAAGGAAAAAAATTATGTCTGATGCAACTAAAATATCGACAGCAAAACCGGGCGTGGCAGGAGCCGTGCATATAGCAGCAGCCGACACAGCGCTGCCGTCAGATGCAACATCGACTTTGAGCGCCGCCTTTGCCGCGCTCGGATATGTAAGCGAAGACGGAATCACCATTGCAGACTCACCCGAAAGCGACCCTGTAAAGGAAATGGGCGGACAGGTAGTAGACACCATTAACAAAGGCAGAAACACTACCATAACATTCACGCTGATAGAATCGCTGAATGTTGACGTGCTGAAAGCAGTCTATGGTGACGCTAACGTGACCGGCACTTTAGCAACCGGAATATCAATATCGGTCGGAACCGATGATATGCCTGAACAGGTATGGGTTTTTGATATGGTATTAAAGGGCGGAGCACAGAAAAGAATAGTGGTGCCCGCCGGAAAAATCAGCGAACTGGGTGAAACGGTTTATAAGGGGGATGAAGTAGTCGGCTACGAAATTACAATAATGGCGCTGCTCGATTCGTCCGG